AGATTGTCAGCATGGAGTTTTAGCATCACAGTTTCATCCTCGCCTGTAAGCCAAACAGTTTGTAAATTTTCTATGTAGTAACAACAGGTTAGCAGACGACTCATTTGTATGAGTGTGCGATTTTTAAGTTTTTCTGGAAGTTTCACTTGATATAACGGAAACTCTACGCCTCTCAAGTACTTGAAGCCTTGTTTGCTTAGGCGTAATTTATTTTGGTCGGTATGGTTCCAAAACCATTTACGTAGCCATTGGTCTAGGTTGGAGTACTTACCTCCACCCTTTTCTAAGAAGAGTTTTGCGTAATCTAATTGACTAAGGGAAGATTTGCTCACCTTGCTTCATGAATACCACTGTAAACTTATCTGTTTTAAACAGACTATTGAGTTTTTTGCAAAGGTTAATCGCATGCCCGCTGTTACTAAAACTTACCTTTTTGTACTTGGGTCCAGGGTAATGTAATAGTATGTTATGAGTCTTTAGATTGATCGGACGGTCATCATAAAAAACTGCCCAAATCCCATCACTACTAAGGACTTGGTCGCTTTTATAATTTGTCTTGTTAACATGCTCTAACAAGACCGTCGGCTTTGGTCTGGACATCTCTATTTCCTTGAGTATAGTATTTATGACTAAAAAGTGGGTATATTATCATTAAAAACCACCTCCGTCTACACTAATTGAATTTACAGGCTCAGACACACTTGTTTCTTGTGTCTCAGCCAGATTAGCTAACAGCACATAGATATCACTGTGCAAATTACGTGCTTCTTCTGCTGTTAGTGCTAATTGTTTACTACCAGTCTGGTTCATTAGTTTTACTTTGTCGTTGAACTTTTTAATTGCTAGACTGATCTTTTCCATATTATTGTTGCTCCTCTTCTGGAGTTAAATTTTGATAATATTGATTAAACAACCAAAAATTACCACCATAACCTAAGATGCATGCGGCTTCCATGTTCATTTCTAGTGCCATCCATGAATTCAATTTATCGTTAATTATGATTACAATTGTGTTGTCTGGGTAATTGTCTTTGATGTTTGCGCCTTGCCAAAAAACTTCGTAGCCTTGCTCTTCTGCCATTGTTAACGTACTCTGACTGTCGTAGCATGCTACTGGCTTGCTTCTCAATACAGATACTTCTCCTTCGGGATCGATCAACTCTTGTGCGAATATTTCTGCACCGATTGTAATTGCCCCTGTTGTAACTACGCCTAGGATAAATCCTTGTATAAATCTTTTGATCATAATTGTTTCAACTTTTCTAACATTTGCTGTTCTGATTTAAATGGGCCATGATATTCATATCTTTTAATCACTATAGTTTTGGGACAAAATACTTTTGACCATTTGTTATTGGACTTAATTAAGTACCATCCTGCGCAATAATGACTTCGACTTTTTGGTAATTTAGTATAGATAGCAACTTTGTGTTTTATATCATAAACTTCATTATATGTTCGACTGGTAGCAGGAAAACCATAAACTTCTTTTTGATTTTTTTTGGCATCTGATTGATCGTTGGGTGCAAACTGTATGTTGTATTTGGACTTTATATTTTTTACGTTAGCGTATGTTTCTCTCTGGTCGTCGTGTACATAAACAAAGCCGCCATTTTCTACTGCCTGTATAGTAGCAACCTGGTTACCAGATTGTTCTACTACCCAATATTTGTTCTTGATTATGGTTTTTGCTACTAGGTCATTCATGCTGTTAGTTCTTCCTGGATATACCTGTTAAGTTCGTGATCCCCTACATCCTCTGGTATTTCATTTTTATAGAATAGTCTATAACTGTCACTTCCATACTTGCCAATGCCATACAATTCTGTAGCATCTTCTCCGTCCCAGTTTTCAAACTGCTCACTCATGCGACACAGTCTTTTTAACCGTACATGTTTCATTCCAAGTGGTTCAATTACTTGTTCAATCTCTTGCGGTAGTGCCTGCAACAATTTATCATGCGTGGGCCACTTAGCAAAAAACTCAGGTAGTACACGTTTAACCTGTTTGCGATTCGTACAGTTTAAACATATAACACCAACCATGTGTTGCCACACGTTGTCTACTTGCTGTTGGACCATTCGTTCATCAATCATTCTGGATTGCCTGCTCCTAAAAACTCTGCATACTGCTGGCTGTGTTCACTTAATCTGTTAAGATCATACTTGCCACAAAACTTCAAAAACTGTGCGCCCACCATTGGTCTCTTTCTACTTACTTTACCTTCTGCAATAGTGGTTGCAATTTGTTGCTTTACTTCATCTGGTTGTGCAGTAAGGTCAACCAATACCTTGTTGCGTTCATAATCATCCAACACTCTGTGTTCTTCACCGTTATGGTCAGTCCAACGTTGTAACATCAAGTTGTTCCAATTAAAACCTTTTGCATTTCTGTCAGCGTAGGCTTCAAGCAATCCAACTTTGTTCTTGCTACCTTTCTTGCGTACACCTGGGTATGCTGAAAATACATTATCTGTTGAATCTCCACGCATACACTTTTCAAACAAGATCCACTCTGGGTCGGGTATTTGCTTGGGCTCTTTGGTCTTTTTGTCTAGCACCAACTTGCCTCTTTTATCAAATATACCTTCCAGTGTGTGCAATTCATCAGACACACCGTTGTACTGCTTTACATTGCTTGACAACAGTTGATAAAAATCAGTGTCACTGCTGATAATAACATGTTCGTCATCTGGGTGTGCTTGTACCCATCCAGCGATCAAATCATCTGCTTCCAAATTACCATGGCGCATCACAGTACAATTTGTTTTTTCGTCTAGGAAAGTTTTTAGTGAATCAAATGCTTCCCAAAACAATGCGTCTTCTTCTGCTTGTGCTTCTGTTAGTGCTTGTCTTGCAACCGTACGGTTTTTCTTATAAGGTTCATAAAAGTCTTTGCGCCAACTACGCCCCTCTAAACAGAATACAACATGGTCTGCTTTATGGTCACGCCACGCCTTGTTTACACTAGATAGTGTAACGTGTACAGCAAAGCCTAGTTTATCCCAGGTGTCTGCTTGACGATGTGCGCTGTGTCGGGCACGAAAGAATGTGTTTGCTGTGTCTACAATAAGATATTTCATTTAATAATAGTAGCATATTATAACAACTTGGTCAAGTGCGGCATCAAGTATTCTGCCCATTTGCGGTGTCCTTCAGCTCTATAGTGATAACTGGGAAGTGCTGTAAGTCCTTGATCCTTTAGGTAATTGTAATACGTCATGTCTGGGTTGTATGGTTCAATAAAACAATCTTCCCAATCTTCCATAGATATATTGTGAAAATTACTATAACTGTTGAAAAACAGGTGTGGTATTTCCTGTTCTTGCAGTTCTTTGTGAAACTGCCAAATCTTGTCATGCTCCTGTTGTTTGCATTTTTCCCAATCTATTCTGCTAACATAAAACTTGTACTTTTCTTTAACTAGTTCTGGCCAGTCGTCGCCGACCCCACCTGCACTGACTTGCCAATACACACCATGGTGCAACCATTCTTGTCTTTCGTGAGTGCTCCAGCCTATAATGATAGCATCTGGTTTGCCTCCTGCGATGTACTCCCTAGTGGTACGTAGTATACGATCGTTACTACTGGCGGCTTCTGCATCACAGTGTAGTATAGCAAACAATTCATTTGCTATCAAACACCCATAACTGGCTTTTTCATTCTCGGGATGGGGAATACGACCAAGATTATAGTAAAAAGGATCATCTTCAGCAAAACAATAATTGTTAACTGCTTCGGCTCCAGCACTATGGCTATCACCGTTTACATACAGTATCATGAAACTTCCGTTCTACCGTTTCCTAAATCATTTTCATTCATTTGTCTAGCACGGCCATCTGCTTGATCCTGATTTGCTTCCCATTGCTCGTAGTTTTCTGCTAGTACATTCTTGCACACTGCTTGGAACCAACGATCAACTATAACAGCATCAGTGTCTTCTTTTTTCTGTTGGTAACCTGCCTTGACTAACTTGGCCACAAAGTGATCGTTCCAGTCTAATTCAAATGCGCCATTACCTGGATCATCTGGATCAACTTCAACAGTCAAAACATTTACCCACGGTTCTTTGTTTTCTGTTGCTATTTCCTTATCAGTCTTTTTAGCCTTGGGTGCTTCTTTCTTCTTTTCTGGCTTTTTCTTCTTGAACATATCAAACATTAATGTCTCCCAGTAAATTGATCTATTTCTTGTTTCCATTGCGGATAAAATTTGCCGTCGTATTCTGGACTACGCCTAGCATTGTCTAATGTACTTGTTGGCTTGGCTAGGTGTATTTTGTTTGCTAAACTACATGCCGACCATGTACATTTAGGATCTAACTGTTTATTGCAAATAACACAAATCTTATTCATCTCTTTCCTGTTAACTTCCATACTAAAAATGCATCCGTTGAAACCCAATAGGTTTCGCTTCTTGCTTCGGGACCTCTATAGTTGTAAATATAGGCTTCGCCCTTGTATGCTTTTTTTAAAAATATCCATTTCTTGCTGATAAAACAGCGTCTAGGGCACACGCAAAAAGTTAAAGTCCAATCTTTAACCAAACCGAATCCAATATCTTCCCCGAGGTGCTGAAACAAAGGCAAAGGTGGGGGCAACGGCAATTAAGTACCCCATTCGTTCTTGAACAATGGAACCTGTAGTCGGTCACTGTAACGTAAACCATTTCGCATAGCCAAATCAGCTACTGCTTTATTATTTAACCTATATGTTCCTTCGTCTCCGCCTACAGGCATAAAGTACACAGGCCCATCGAATCCTGCGAGTCTGTATTCTTTTACTGCGTCTAGTGCTTCTTCTGCATCCTGCTCGTTTTCGATAACAAACTTCAAGTAAGTGTAACCAAAGTGACTGTACTCTGCTACAACATCAGGACATATAGCATCTTCCTTCTTTTCACCTGAACAACTTAGTTTAGCACTTACACTAAAAGTTAACGCACTAGAACTTCTGCGACTGGTCCAATCTAATAGGAAAAACTTGAAGTCTTCGTGCAATGGTTGCGTACCATTTGTTTCTATTGTTATTTCTTTTAGTTTCTGCATCCTAGGCTGATTCAACAAGTCAGGATACTCACGTTGCCAACCTAACAGTGGTTCACCACCTGTAATAACCAAGTGCTCTTCACGCCACTCTTTAAACGGCAGTGTATCCACGATCATATCTGACAACTCGTCGTTTTCGTATGTAGGACTCAAGTGTCTAAACTTTGGGTGCCAACTGGCATAACTGTCGCAACCTGTTGTAACCAACGGCAAGTCGCCGTATGTTTTGTATTTAAATTTATCGTTTAGCTCAATAATAGCGTCCACTTCTGTTGTCTTTTCGCCCCTGGGCATACCAAAGCCTGCACATTGGAAGTTGCAACCAAATGTACGCAAGAACACACTGGGCACACCCATGTAGCGTCCTTCACCTTGTACTGAGTAAAACAGTTCGCTTATTTTAAGTTTCATTAATGACTTCTCTTTCCATCAAATATACAATTGAATATCAAGTTCATATCGCCTGAGTTGATTACCTTGTGAAACGCACCATCTGGTATCAGCACATAATCACCTTGGCTAACAGGAAATGGTTCACTGTCTTCGTTGCCAACAATCATGTGTCCACGTCCTTGCACAAACACATATACTTCCTCTTGCCCTGGATGTCTGTGTCCAGTAGTACTTTGATCTCTATACAACGTTGTAGAACTTAACACAAGATTATTTAGAGTTTTATTATCCTTAACCAAATAAACTTCGTTATCTTTTACTACGTCACCGCCTATGTCATGCCAGCTGTATTTTAGCATCATGCAAACAGGTCCTCGTTCCATTCTCTGTGACCTTCACGCCAAGCCATGTTGCTTTGTGTTTCACGTACTTCTACTCT